CCATCACCTTCTATTATCCCCTAGAATAGCGTATAAAAGCTATTGCAGAGAACGAAGAACCAATACGCCACATTTAGTGTTGTGGATCACCTGTCGGCCGTTAGATACCGCTGACATTTAACGTCGAACAGAGACGGAACCTGCCATTTAAAGTCCGGCAGGTAAAGACTATACACACTAACATGATAGAGGGTGTCAGAGTCAAGCTCTGAATGAAACACTTCGTTTCACCCAAGAAATTAATCAAATCACATCGTGTGAACACGACACACACATTACAGAAACTGATCACCGTTTTCACAGTCAACAACTTCCACAAAATTCCTAAGTGTCGATCCCCAAACTCGCTCATTACGACGAAGAACAGATAGTTGAGTAAGCTCATCTATTTCTTGCATAACGGCAGAGGGACACATATAAAAGCAGAGAACGTCTAAAAATGAACTTTCATCTGCAGTCATTGCATCACTAGCAATCATCCCACAATAATTTTTAAGTGCGGACGACCAGAGAGAACGTGCTTGGACTGGTTGTAAAGCAGGTACCTGAGAAGGACGAATAGTTAGTTTTGATTTTTTACCCTGTTTTAATAGGATAAGCTCTCTAGCTATTTGAACTTCCTTATTGGAAGGGCCACATTTGTGACCTCTCGAAGTATAAAGGTATTTTCGAACACAAAGTTCTACATAACCATCCTCCGGCCATTCACGAGAATACAATGGCTCCAACCCCACTCCACCTAACCCTTCCGGTATATACCACGGAATGTTATGAACGGACTCAAGTATTTCTTTATTTTTTTCAAGAAAATACTCATGAGCGAACATCACAAGATGAGGAGGACAAGACTTAATTAATTGTCTATGTCTCGCCCCTAGTGTAGAATTACTAAGTTCTTTTCCAAACTCCTTTACAGGAGAGAAGATATCGAACTTGGAGACTTTACCACCGCTACGTTTATTTCCCACAATAAGCCCAAAATTTAAATAGGGTATATGAGTAAAATATTCTTCACGGTAAATGTAACAAGTCGAATTCATATTAGCCATTTCTGTATGTTTATAAGTCTTTCCCTGTGAGGGGAGTAGACCAACAGAGCCTGCCATATTTTTCCATATGTCCAAATAATCTCCTTTAGCACACACTAATCCATCGTCACCATTTACTAACATAGGTACTGAACGAAAGAACAGTTTCTTATTATCACAAATCTGTAAAGATTCAATCATAATAATACCATTCGCAACATTCAACACAATAAATGAAACAATAGAACCCATCAACTGTCCCCATTTCTGTTCTACTCCATCAATTTTATGACCCGTAAGGGCTTTATGAAATAGAACTCTAATGTTTGGAGGCATTTCTACAGCATCACAAATACCGTCCACAATACGAGAAGATAACCAAGGATCTAACATATCCGTGGCAGAAGTATAATCTAAAGAAAAGAAAAATTGGTCTGGGGCCTTTTTACCCGCAAACATATCATTCAAAATATCTTCAGATATATCTCTACCAGCAAGAATGCATGGAAACTTTCTCATAATACGGAACAAAAACTTCTGCACTGGTTTTAGTATGAAGTACGTGAGGGCTGGACCTTTTGAAATAGTCCGTACCTTAAGTGCCTCAGCTAATGCTATTAAAGTAACATTTGCTTCTTCACACATTGCCAGTTCCATCACGAGGGCGAAAACATCTTTGTAATTGGTATATAAAACCTCTAAGATATAATCGTGTATTAAAACTCGCGATTTCTCCTCTCTCCTCTCTTCACGATCAATATAAAACACATCTGCAAACATATCACGATAATCCTCATAAAAATCCTTAATGATTCCTAAGTCAAA